GTTGGAGGTAGTCCATGCCCAATTCATATTGTTCGCCGAAGATGTGTTCCACCAGTGAGCGGATGCAGGGGAAATCCCCCTCCTGCGGTCGGTGGCTTATCGGCTCATAGAGGTTGAGGAACTTGCCGACTACGGGCTTGTAGTCCACATGGTCGGGTACGGTGCAGAAGCCGTCATACTTGGGAACACTTGCCATGTAGTCCTTGCCGTAATCCTGCCGCAGGGTCTCGGAATTCCATGCGATGCGTTTCCTCACATAGCCGCCGTCAATGCGGGGCTGGTCCACAATCTTGTAGAGCGTGGTGCCTACTCGGATGAATTCTTCTTTCTTTTCCATGTTTTTAATACAGATTTAGTGCCGCCGACACCCTGTCGGCAAGCGGATTAAGCATGGTTGCAAAGCTACGGCAGGACGGCTAAAACCTTGATACGTAAAACGATGAAGAACGGCGCAAAAGAAACTGACAGATAAGAAAATGGAGCGGAACTGGTAATATCAGCCATCGAAAGGCGAAAAGAAAAAGCCCGAAGAAGCAAAACCGTACTTCTTCGGACTGAAAATGTATGGATATGTGACAGCACGGGCGTATTGATGAATGGATGTATTGACGAATAATCGCACCCATTAACATTTACACGGCTGTCCGTCACTTAACGATATGCATAGCACTTGCCTTTCTTTTCGCAAGTACAGCCTTTCCAACAGGGCATTGCGCACCCTTGCAGCGTTGGGCGTGTTGATGTGGAAAGCAAGTGCCACGACCATTGGCAGGGCGTACACGTCCGTAAAGTAGCCGTTGGACAGTTTGACGTGCCTTTCCGCTTCGTAAGGTTGCAACACTCCGCTCTTGTACACGGCTCGGATGGCAGCATGGAGTGTCGGGGCAATTACATCAAAAAGCTCCACCAATTCCATTTCGCTCATCCATACATTGGTGGTATCGGACGGTACGGCAATCCTGCCGCACCCGTCCATCGTTATGGCTTCACGTTTCATACACCTGCCACTTTAATGTCACCGAATGACTTGCTCAGCTGGTTGCCGAATGCCGTCAGGTCGTTGTCCAGCTTTTGCGTGGTTATCTTCGCATAGATTTGGGTCGTCTTGATGTTGGTGTGACCCAAAACACGGCTTACGCTCTCTATCGGCATACCCTTGCAGAGAGCCAGGGTTGCGAATCCATGACGTGAGCAATGAAAGCTAATCGACTTATTTACACCGCATTCCCGTATCATCTTCTTCAACGGCTTGCATATAGACCAATAGTTCAGATTAGGGAAAACAAGATTGTCCTCTTGGAACGGACGGTAACGCTCGATTATCTGCAAAGGGATGTCCAGCAGCTTTACTTGGTACGGTACGCCCGTCTTGTGCCGTTTGGAAACAATCCACTTCTCGCCGTTCACCTCCACAATGCGGTCGGTGGTCAGTTCCTTGATGTCCACGAAAGAGAGGGCGGTGAAGCTCGCAAACACGAACAGGTCACGGATGTATGCCAGCTTCGGGTCTGTGAACTCGTGCGTCATCACCGCTTTCAACTCGTCCTCCGTCAGGAACTCACGTTCCTTGATATTCGGGCTGATGTGGAACTGCGCAAACGGGTTTCTCGGTATCAGCCCGTTGAAGTGCGCACGCATCACCACGCCTTTCAGCCACATGCACTTTTCCCATATCGTGCCGTTGCGCAATCCCGCTTCCGTGGAAAGATAGACCGCAAACTCCTTGATGAAGTCGGGCGTAAGTTCCAGCATCGACATGTCGCTGCGCCTGTAGAACGACTTGATGAACGCCGCCACATAGTTTCTTGCCACTACCCTTGACTGATAGGTCGCCATCTTCCTGTCCTTGCCGACACGCTTCTTGAACACCTCGTTTTCACGGTCGAAGGCTTTGAGCAGCGTCTCATACTCGCCACCTATGCCCTGATAGGCGTTACGCACCATCTCTGCCGTCACAAACGCCTCACGGTCGGATATGCGCTGGTAGTGCTTGATGATTTGCGCCTTGATGTTGTCGAGCGCAAGGTTCGTTTCCCTCGCCTCCACGCTCTTGCCTTTGGCACGGTTGCCCTTTGCGTCCCATAATGTCTTTGGAATGCTCCGCTTGCAACTGAACTGCGCCACCGTTCCGTTGATTGTAACCCGTCCCATGATGGGGACAATTCCATTCTTCTCCTTGCTGCCGTTCGCATAGAACAGCACGCGAAATGTACTCCTTGTCATACTCGTCCTTTTTTGGTTGCAAAACTATAAATCAACGAGTTAAACCTTGATAAGCAAACCTACGCAGAGCGGCGCAAACGGAACGGCGACTGTTAAATCTGCACTTTCATTGGGTAACGAATAGGAAACCGTTCTCTTGCTTCAATCCGCTTTGAAACGGTTTTCAGCCCTCTTCCCAACTTCCGTGATTTTCTCCTAACTACTTAATTCACAGATTATATTGCGTTAATCTGCTGAATTTCGGAGGTTTTTCCATAGATTTTTAGTAACTTTGTATATCGGTTGTAATACCGTGAAACTGCTATGTGCAATTATAATACCCAGACGCTTATGAAACGATCCGAGAACGAATATGCCGTACCGATAAACATTTACCCCAGCTTGTGGAAGAGCCTGTTGTTTGTCATTGGCTGTATGGCTTTTGCTGTGACAGGCTATTGGATACAGGACAATCCGTCTGCCGACCCGGTGAAGAAGGT